GCACTGCCACCTGCACTTGTAGCTGTTGCATCTTCTGTAACCATAACTATTTGTGAAGGCGTTCCTGTGGTGTTTGTTTCAGATTGTATCTGTAAGTAGTCTCCCTTCTTAATCGTTCCACTAGCACCGTTTGTGGAAGCGAGAAGCGATAATCCAGTAGCACCCTTGACATTTGTTCTTACTTTACAGGTTGCAGTATTAGATTCTGTGGTCAATGTGCTTGATGTAACTACGACTGTTGCACTTGTTACTGTTGTTATTTTATGTGTACCATTGTTTTCTTCATTAGTTGCACCAGTAACAACTATAAAATCTCCCACCTTTGCACTTCCAAAAGTAGAAGCACCTGCTGTAATTGTATTTCCACTAAAAGAAAGTGTGACTGAGTTTGTGCTTGTTCTATGATTAGATGTAAGAAATGCTGTGCTATATGTTCCTGTATTAGTGAGTGCATCAGGGTCAGCAAATTTAAAGTGATTTACTGAGCCATTAAGCTCCAAAAGAAAAGACTGCCATTCTGCAGCCTGTGATCTTTTCATAGGTGGCAAAGTTACTTCTGCTGTCCAGTAAACACCATCATATTCTTGTGTTTTTGTTTTACCAGTAAAAGGACTGACTGTTGTTCCTACTGTTCTGACAAGTGACCAGTTGCTTGTGATGAAGTTCGGACTTGTAGGCATTGAAATTAATTTAGCCACCTTGCAACATTCTCCTATAATTACCACCACGCATCGCAGCTTCAGCTACAGCACCTTTAGTTACATCTGCTATTTGTGGCATCATTTTTGTAACTTCTGCTCTGACTGTAGGAACTACGCCTGTTGCAAAGTTCACAGATTGATTGACTACAATAGTTTGCCCACTGCCCATAGCAGTTTTAGTGTTCATATTATTCATTATTGTTCCACCAGTATTAGGTATAAATAATTCTGCACCCCTTTCACCCACAAGATAAGGTTGTTTACCTTGTACTGAACCGCCACCTGCAAAAGTTCCAGTTTTTTTCCCTGTACCACCTTTTGGTGATGAAATGCTAAACGCACCTAGTATTGCATCCACTATTGGTTGTATAACTAATAATTCCATAAATGCTGATATAACAGCTTGAACAACACTAAAAGCTAAATTTTTAAATGATTCTAAAGCATTTTGCCCTTCCATTAATGCTGTAGTTAATTCATCACTAAATGATTTTGATAAACTTTCAACTTCAGTGCCTATTTGTGCCATAGCTTTACCAAATGGACCTGATGCTTCTAAAAAGTCTCTGTAAGTTTGATTTGCAGCATCTTGTGTAATATTTCCTTTTGCAACTTCGTCATTCAATATTTTTTGTACTCTAGCCATATCTGTATACTTGACAGTTACATTATCAATTGCTTTATGTAGATCACCTAAATTTTTTAATCTTTCTATTATCACTGGGTCTTTAGGTGGTTTAGTTGGCGTTTTTGATTTAGGAGATTGAGGACCAACAAAAGCAGGGTCAGCAGGATCACCGCTAGGTGTGTCCATTATTGAATTAGCTTTTGCAATTTGAGCTTCAATTTCACTTAATACTAAACCTAAACCAACTGCACCAGTCGCTGTTGCAACCACTTGTGCAACTGCGCCATAAGGATTCAAGGAAGCTGTGATCATAAAAGCAATCATTGCTGTTCTTGCAGCAACTAAAGCAGTTCTTAGAGTGGTATAAGCGGCGGCTAAATTACTAATAGCTGTAGCAAAAGCTCCTATTACAGCATTAGCTGTCATAACAGTAAGTATTGCTGCAAATCCAATTAATGCTGTTTTAACCATTTGTGCATTTTCATTAAGTTTAATCAATGCGGTGTTTAATGTATCTGTAGCACCTGCAAGAATTCCACCTAAATTTTCTGCTAATCCATCAGAATCAGTTAGAACAGTTTGAAAAGTACTAGCAAGTGTAACTAAAGACTTATTTAAACCTGATGAACCAATTTTTTCTTGAAATATAGCAACTTTATCATCTAAATTAATGAAAGCACCTGAGACAGTATTGAGCCTGTCCTCTAGCGCAGTACTGAACCTTGTTTCACCTACTTTTTGTACAAAATTAAGTACATTTTCAGTTGTTTTCTCCATTGTCTCTTCAATTTTGTCTGCGCCTGAGCCAAAACTGAGAGTGATTTTATCTCCGTTGGTTTTCCCTGCGAAACCGAGCATTTGTAAAGACTCAATACTAGTAGTAGAAGCTTTAAATATTGCTGCAGCCATTTGATCAATAGATATATTTTGTGCGGCAGCAACATTACCTATACCTTTAAATTGTTCTTGTGTTGCTGAAATACCTAATCTTCTGAATTCTATGAAAGCTTTAGTAACTTGTTCAATAGAAAATGTAGTAGTTTTAGTGAATGCTAATATATCCTGAAATGCATCAGCTGTTTCTTCCACACTACCTGTGTTAGCTTGTATAGTCGCTTTTAAATCTTCAAATGTTCTTGTGGTTCTTACTACTCCTGACACTAATTTTGTTAAACCTAAGCCAACAAATACTTTAGATAAATTACCGAATGTCAATAAAGAGCTTTTAGCTGATTTGTTTACACGACCAAGCTGTGAATTGACTTGATTCAATCCTTTTCTTAATTGTGCCGTTTCAGCACGAATTTCTACTACTAGTTGATCTACTGTCTTAGCCATTAGTCAGGGTATAACTCCATAAGTTCTTGCAACTCATCAGAGCCAAGTGGTTTTTCTTTAGTGTTTGTTGCATTGAACTCAGTGAATCCATCAAGAGCCATGTAAACTTCTTGTGGACTACAATTCCAAAATTCTGATGGTTGCATTCCTGCCATACCAACACATATCTGAAAATATCTTTGTATTGGTAATCTATCAACAGCTATACCGCCTTTTTTTTTGAACTGTCCTCTGCTTCTTCGTTTGAATTGTCAGTTAAACTTTGTGCTAGTAAATTAGCTACAACTGTAGTTGAATTTATAATTCCTTGCTCCTGTACGATGCTCATAACTTTTTTTTCGTCAAAGTCATTACCGCCACCCCTCAATGCAGGCAATAAAACATTTACGATCTCTGAAAGGCGTATATCACCTTCAGACATCTTAGTTGCAAGTTTTATAATTCCGCAATTACAAGAGTTTTCTATTTTAATAATAGAATCTACTGTGAGCCGTGCTTTATAGGTTTCAGAACCTAATGTTACTTCAATCTGTCCCTTTAGTGGGTTTGTCATCTGACTTCTCCTTTTTTGTACTTGCCATTGCAAGTTTAATTTTTAAAACATTGTCTCTCCAATCTAACATAGATGATTCAACTTGAATATCTTTGCCATTAACATTTACAGTTTTGCCAATAGGAATATTAGGAATATCTAATTGATCTCCTTTCATCATACCTCTGACAGAGCCTTTATTGGTTTTTATTACAACTTGTTCCCAAGCCATAGTCTTAGACTGTTGCGAATGTTATAGCACCTGCTGATTCAAAGGACATACTGTAAGTAACTTCTCCGTTGAATTCACCTGCATACTCTAAACTGGTTACTTGAAAAGCACCTGTAAAAGTACCAAAGTCAGGAACTAAAAATTGATAATTATTTTGACTATCTGCTAAAGCGTTTGTTTTGACAGTTGTTTCTGATGCGCCATCTGTAAATACACCACTTCCTGAAACACTGATTGATTGAACCCCTGCTGCAGCCAATAAAGTTCTCTTACCTGAGGAGTCCTTATTAGTTACATCTACTGATTCATTGTTTACTGTTAGACTTGTTGATCTAAGCCCTGCTATTGTTGTGAAAGTCTCAGGTGAACCTGCGTTACCCACTTTCATTAGCATTGCACTACCTTTTTGTGCTGCCATATTTTTCTCCTAAATACAGAGGGTATTTAATCCTCTAATTAAAAAAACGGCATCTGCCACCTTATTACTTAGACAATTGGTAGTTAATCAAGTGCCTAATGTAATTGCACGAAATCTCATGACACCGTGCCGAGTAATCCCATCAGGGTCCCTCATTATGTCGCTGAACTCAAACCTTAAATTTATAAGATTGACACCAGTAACAGTTAGACTTACATCATGCAATAAATCATGCACCTTGTCCATAATTTCTTTGGTTTGCTTAGAGCCTTTGTATCTTGACCAAATATGTATATTGATTGTTGTTTCAGCGCCTACAAGGTTGTTTGTACTGTAATCTATTGCAGTTTCTTCACCTAAGGTAATAAAAGGGTAGCTGTTACCCTCAACAACCTCGTCATAGACGCCACAAGAAAGCGTAGAGGTAATTGCAGACACATTAAGTGCTGTATAAACACTAGATTGTAAAGCAAATTGACCAATACTCATTTTTTAATAACACCTTCTTGTTGAAATATTTTAACTATCCTAGATTTATTTTTATTCAATGCAGGTTGCATAAAAGGTCTAGGTTGCATATTAACAGTTCCGAACTCTAATGCTTTTGAGTATGGGGCAGCAGATATTACTTGTCCGACAACTGAGCCATTAGGTTGAGTTTTAACATTCATCGTAATGTTTTGCCCTAAAAATCCTGTATCAGTAGCAGGTGGCTGATTTGGTGCTGATGCTCTATGTTCTACTCTAGGATTATATTTTTGATAAAGTTTACCTGTACCTTGATTTTTAATGCTTTCTTGTGCAGTTTTTTCTACCAACATTGTTGATCTTGTAACGGCAGATTTTGCATTTTTATGTGCATTAGTGATAAGTTTTTTTTCTAATCTTTTTTTAAAAGCATCTAAGTTTTTAAAACTCATATTGCTACTCCTTCTTCACAAAGTAATGTCAAAAACCTATCCCTCTCGTCAACATTAATAATACCGTTGACAGCAAATGACCTATTACCATAGGCTATCTTGCTATTCGTATCTATATTATTCATGTACCTTATAGTGATCTCATGAGTGACTTTTTCTTGTAGCATGCCCTGTCTATAAGTGCTGTTTGCATTCTTTGGAACTATATTTGCGTAAACATGTGCAACGGTGTTGAAAGCTTGTGATAAGCCACCACCTGCATCTCTAGTATTGGTTGCTCGTTCAACCTTTACCTTGTAGCGCATCTTGCCGATACTGTTAGCCATACTAACCTATGCTCATTAATGCAGAGGAACCCATCCCCCTATGAATAACATAAGGAGCGTACAATGAACGCAACATAGGGGGATATGGCAACTTAGCATCATACATATCACCTCTATGCTCATAGAGATAAGCTATATG